AGAGTAACTAGTCCAGATGTTCGATATGACGATGCAATAACATTTGCATATTCCGGCAGTTATAAAAGCACAACTAATATATTTGAATTTTCAACATTATGTAAAGTAGAACAAGGTGATTTTAATTTGACAACAAATCATAGTTCAACAAATGATGATAATGAGACATATATGTCCCATGTTACGTCTAGTGCTTTCGAACCATATATAACTACGATTGGATTATATAATGAATATGCTGAACTATTAGCTATAGGAAAATTTGCAACGCCAGTAAAAAATCGTAATGATATTGATATGAATTTTCTAGTACGTTGTGATTTAGATCAAGATAGATTTGCAAATATAGTAGACGATAATGAATTTGATTGATTATGATAAAATTAAAAAATATATTAAATGAAATATCTGAAGAAGAATCTAACAGATTATTATCAAAAATAAGAAATAAAGAATTTAAATTTTTTAATTCTGGCGATAATGGAAAGATATATAGTATTAATGGAGAAGATTTATTAATGAAAATAACTTCAGAACCAGATGAAACTGCGGTTGCTGATGTTATAGTAGGAAGATATAATGAATTTAATGCATTTATACCAGTTGTTTATTCTGACAGTATGAATAACATGTATATAATGAATCGAGCTAGTAATTTGTCTTCTACTATGTTACAAGAAATTTCAAATTTTTATGAAAATTATAAAGAATATGCTAGAAGTCAAGGAGTTGAAACTAGTATATTTGATTATTTTAATAATGATGGCGCTAGAAACTTAAATGAAAATATATCTAGTTTTATAAGAGCGTTAGAACAACAAGTAAAAAACACCGGAATTGGCGATTTTGAATTATCATTAGATTTTAAACCAGACAATATAATGAGCTGGAATGGTAATTTAGTAATGGTTGATTGGTAAAGGAAAAAAGTTATGAAGAAAAATCACTGGCATACTGCTGGCAGTAAACAACGTCAAGCAGCATATAAATATGGTTATAGATCTGGATTAGAATTAAAAGTAGCAGATCAAATAAAAGAAGCAAAATATCCTGTAAATTATGAAACAGAAACGTTACAATATATAGTTCCACAAAAAAATTCAAAATATACACCTGATTTTATATTTACAAAAAAGAATGGTATTTTAATGTATATTGAAACAAAAGGAAGATGGACTAGTACTGATAGACAAAAGATGAAAAATATATTAGCTTCAAATCCTGATATAGATTTAAGAATAATATTTCAGAATCCAAATCAAAAAATATCCAAAGGTTCAAAAACAACATATGAAGCATACGCAATTAAAATTGGAATTAAACATATTGCAAAAAAAGATATGCCAATGGAATGGTTAGAAGAATGTTGTAAAATAGATGAACAGCCAACTATAAATAATTTTTTTAGTTAATGGTTTGATCTTTGAAATATTTTTATTATTTTTTTTATGTAAGTATGTATTTAATATAAAGATGAAATCTTTTAATATATGTTAATTTATTAAATGATGAATCGTTAGACCGATAATGTAATGTATTGTGTCTAACTTATAATATAGTAATCCAAATTCTTTGAATTATACTAAAATTTTCTTATAATATTATTATATGACAAACCTAAAACTACTTCAACTGTTAGAATCAGTATTAGGTAAAGGTAAACAAACATCAGGAGATAATATTGCATTTTTTTCTCCATTTGTTTCACATTATAAACCTAAGTTAGAAGTAAACTTAAATACAACATCTGAAGGTCAAAACCCATGGCATTGTTGGATATCTGATAAAAAAGGTAGAAGTATACTAACTTTATTTAAACAATTAAAAGTTCCCAGGCAAACATTTGAAAAATTAAATAAATTAATTGAAATAACCAAATATAGAAATACAGAGACAAAACAAGAAGAGTATACTATAAAATTACCAGATGAATATAAACCATTATGGATAACAAAAAATACGCCGGATTATAGAAATGCAATATATTATTTAAAAAATAGAGGAGTTTCTATATTTGACATTATTAAATATAGAATTGGATATGCTGAAGCTGGCCAATACTCCGGTAAAATTATTATACCTAGCTATGATGCTGACGGACAATTAAATTATTTTGTATCTAGAGCTTTTTATAAACATGATACTCAAAAACATAAAAATCCACAAGTTTCAAAAGATATAATTGGTTTTGAAATGTTAATTAATTGGAACGAACCTATAATATTATGTGAAGGGTCATTTGATGCAATTACTATAAAACGTAATGCTATCCCATTATTTGGAAAAATAATACAACCAATGTTGCAAAAGAAAATTATTGAAGAGCGTGTTAAAGATGTATACATTTGCCTAGACAACGACGCAATAAGAAATGCATTAAATATTGCAGAACGATTTATGGCAGAAGGATTAAATGTACATTTTATCGAATTAAAAGACAAAGATCCTAATGAATTAGGATATAAACATATTACAAAACAAATACAAGACACTTATAAATTTTCATTTGAAAGATTAATGGAATTAAGAATGAATCTATTATGGAAATAAAAAAACTAAATACTACAATAACACATATTGATAAAATATTTCATATTTCAGATATACATATCCGAACATTAAAACGACATAAAGAATATACAGAAGTTTTTGAAAATTTATTTCTATATTTAGCACAACATGCAACAAGAAATAGTATATGCGTAGTAACCGGTGATATAGTACATTCTAAATTAGATATGTCTCCTGAGCTGATAAATATGCTTACTAAATTTTTTAATGGATTTGAAATACCTACAATTGTAATGTTAGGAAATCATGATATGAATTTAAATAATTTGTATCGTATGGATGCTTTATCTCCAATATTAGATGTAATACAAAACTCAAATATTCATTTTATAAAAGATAATGGATTATTTGAAATGGCTGGTGTTGTATTTAATCATATGGCAGTAGATGTTGCACCTAAAAATTATATTAAAGCATCAGAATATAAAGCTGCATATAAAATTGCATTACATCATGGGGCTGTACATAATGCTAAAACCGACATTGGATTTAAAATATCCAATGAACATGTTACTACTGATTTGTTCGAAGGACATGATTTAACATTACTAGGCGATATACACAAACCTGCACAGTTCTTAAACACTCAAAAAACTATTGGATATCCTGGATCATTAATTCAACAAAATCATGGAGAAGTTCTTGATCATGGTATATTAGTATGGGATCTGCCAGATCGTACATCAAAATTTGTTGAAATACAAAATGACTATGGATATGTTACTTTTGAAGTAGAAAAAAACAAAATTAAAAAATCTCCACATAGAATACCTATAAAACCTAGAGTTAGAATTAAATTTACTGATACAGATGCATCTGACATTAAAAAACTTATTGCAACTATACGTAAAAAATATAAAGTTCAAGATATATCAATACAACGTACTGCAAATCATATTGAAAGTAACAAAAATGGATCTATTGCAATAGGTAACGTACGGGATGTAGAGCATCAAAATAATTTAATAACAAATTTTATAAATGAAAATTATCCAGACTCCAATAAAAAAGAATTAGATGCAATTAGACATATTAATAGAACAATAAATTCTAAACTACCTGTTTTAGAATCAGTTAGAAACGTAACATGGTATCCGGTATCGTTTGAATTTGATAATATGTTTTCATATGGAGAAAAAAATAAAGTAGATTTTTCTAAATTATCTGATGTTATAGGATTATTTGCAGCAAATGCATCTGGTAAATCATCTTTTCTAGATGCTATAATATATACAATATTTGATAAATGTAGTAAAACAAGTAAATCAAAAGAAGTTTTAAATAATAAAAAGTCTGGATTTAAAGGTATTTTTAAATTTAAATTAAATGATAAATTATATACAATTGAAAGAGAAGGAGTAACATTAAAACATGGTCATGTTAAAGTTAATGTTAATTTTTATAATGAAGATGAAAATTTAAATGGAGAAGAAAGAAGTGATACAAATAAAAGTATACGAAGATATTTAGGAACATATGATGATTTTATTTTAACAGCATTTTCATTACAAGCTGATAATAATAATTTTATAGAAAAATCACAAAGAGAAAGAAAAGATTTATTATCACAATTTCTAGACACTACTGTATTTGAACAACTGTATCATTTAGCATCAGAAGATATAAAAGAAACAGCTGGTAAACTAAAAGAATATAAAAAAATAGACTTTGGTTCTATTATAAAAGAGTCTGATGATATTATTATTGAAAATCAAGATACTATAATCGAATTAGAAAAAAATGATAATGATTTACAAAATTCTAGAAATGATATACAAAACAAAATTGTTGAATTAATTGAATCAAAACAACCAATGTCATATGACGGTCCAGATATTTCTGATTTAGAAAAAACAGAAAACCAGTTAATTGATACTATAGAAAATATAGAAATACAAATAGAAGAATTAGAAAATAAAATTAATTTATTAAATGATGAATCAATTGAATCAATATCAATTAACCAATTCAATTTGCAAAAAAATAAAAAAGAAATATTAAATAAAGATATAAAAATTGTAACAAAAGAACTTACTCAATTGGAACAATTAATTAAAATACAACAACAAAAAATAGATCATTTATTAACGCATGAATATGATCATACTTGCAAATATTGTACTTCTAATATTTTTGTTAAGGAAGCTGAAGAAGCAAAAATAGAATTACCAAAAAATAAAAAATTAGCAGATATTGCATTTACAAAACAATTTGAATTACAAACAAATCGTGATATAATTCAAGATATAATTGTAAAATATCAAGAACATATAGACTTATCTAATAAATTAGAAAAATTTGAATTACAATTACAAGTATTAGAAAGTGATTTACAAACAAAAGAATCTGAATTAGAAACAACTAATGAACGTCAAGAATTATTTAAAAAGAATGAAACTGCTATTATTCATAATAAATCAATAGATGAAAAAATTAGAAATAAAAAGAAACTAATAACTGACATTGTAGATACTTTGAAAAATATTACTAATAAAGTTAAATCAAATCATGGAGAAATAGAAGTTGCAAAAACTAAAAAGAAAACTGCATTAGAACAATTAGAAACATATAAACAGTTAGAAACTGAATATAAAGCATATGAATATTATTTACAGTCTGTAAAAAGAGATGGCGTTCCATATGAATTAATTAAAAAAGCTTTACCTAAAATAGAAACAGAAATAAATAACGTACTAGATCAAGTTGTAGATTTTAATATGGTATTAAATACAGATGGTAAAAATATTAATGGATATATTATATACGATGAAGATAATTTTTGGCCATTAGAATTAACTTCTGGAATGGAACGATTTATGAGTTCATTAGCAATTAGAGTAGCTTTAATTAATGTTTCTGCGTTACCTAGACCTAATTTTATTGCAATAGACGAAGGATGGGGAAGTTTAGATAGAGAACATATATCATCAGTAACAAATTTATTTGAATATTTTAGAACTAAATTTGACTTTTCAATTATTATATCACATGTAGAATCTATGCGAGATATGGTAGATAATTTAATAGAAGTAAATAAAATAGATAATTTTAGCCAGATTATACATACGTAATATTTATTAAAAAGAAGAAGTATGTTCAGATGGCAAAAAAACGAATACTAAACAATCCGGATTTAAGTAATAGAAATATATTTTTTAATGACACTTCTAATACCTCTCCTGACGTATTTAGAATAACACAATTTCCTAGCACATTAACAGCAGGTAAAAATATAATTAAGTTACAAGGTAACCCTTCAAATTTAAATGTAGGATCTGTTTTAGAAATATCTATTATAGATTCAAATAATGATCCAATATATAATGAAATAATAAATTATTTAGAAGATGATGGTTCTAGAGTAATTGTAATTTATATATATCCAGATACTCCAGAAGGCGATGCTATAGTAATATTAGGTACTGAATTAGCTAGACTAAATAATCAAGATGTGCCAAGTAAATTTATTGGACAAATTAATACAGTTTGGTCAAAAACAGTTTCAGTTTCTCCATCATCTGTTAATAATGAAGAGATTATATTTACAAAAGATCCAAATATTATAATAGAAGAACAGATTGGGGTACAATTAGATAGATCATATACAGGAGGCTCTCAAGTAGCTACATATAATACTGGCACTGTAAGATATATTAATAGAAATAATAATTCAAAATTATTATTAACTGGAGGTAAATTTAATTCAGATATGAATGGTGGAACCTTAACAGTTACATCTCCAGTTAATCCTCTTCCAATACCAAACGTAATTCCAACAACAACTCCTATATATACTTCTAAGATTACAAAAGTTTTAAATGATACAACATTAACATTAGAGTCACCATATATATTTCTAACTAGTCAAAGTTTATCACAACAAGTATATAATGATTTTGATGATTCTTCATTTTCAATTGAATATAATGTTACTCCTAATTATACAGTAACACAAAATTCACAATCTTTTGCACTAATGCAAGTTAAAAATCTAGATCCAGATACTGGAGATGTTAGTCGTTTAAAATTATATGGAAAAAATGATGGATCATTTGGTGATTATGAATTATTAAATGATATTGATTTAACTCCTACTGAAATTTTTGTTGATGCAACTGGCTCAGTATTGCCAGACGTATCAGTTGGATTTCTTACATCTCAAAGTATTATTGATACATATTGGGAAAGTAAAACTTTTTTAAATAATATAGAAACAACCGGTCCTTTATTGGTTTGGTCTACTAGTTCATTAATGGACGCAGTAATTATTAGTAGTTCAGATGATATATCTAGATTTAATGACGTACATGTTTTTAAAACTAAAGACTTCTTACAAGGAGTATTTGTAGAAAATTCTGAATATAAGATTTCATTTGACGCAATCGGAACACAATTAATTCCAGGTCAAGATTCTAAAATATCAATATATTTATCTGGTTCTTCATTTAATTATGATGGTACTGACATACTTAATCTAGAATTACCAATTAAATTAGGTAAAAAAATTGGAGAAGTTAAAACTACTGCAACTAATAAACGGTATGACGATATAAACTTTTCATTCTTAGCAGATCAAAATGGATTAGCATCATTATTATTTGTTATAGAAAATGGTCAATGGCAACTATCAAATATACAAACATTATCAGATTCAGAATTTGGGTTCACAGAAAATTATACTAGATTAAGAACATTAATTCCAGTTGAACATAAAAGTGATAATCAAATAAATTTTAAATTAGAATATTATAATGCAGCTGGAGATAAAAGTAAAAATATAAGTTTTGTTAATTATAAATCATTTACAGGTGGAAATAGATATATAGACGGAGGCTTTTCTTTATTAACGGGATCATTATTTGTTGCTAATACATTAGATTCTGGAATAGATATATCTGGATTAAAAGATACTGGATTTATACGATCATTACCATATTCTGGATTTAATCAAGCAACAAGCTCTACAGGAGCAGCCGGATTCTTAATTTATTCTGGTTCAGCATTACCAAATCAATCAGAAACTTCATATGGCGGAGTTGGATTAGAATTAGTTGCTGATGAAAATAATTATTTTAGATTTAGAACTAGTGGATCAGATGGAAAAAGTGAATTAGATATTCGAACTGAAACAATTGTAATGAGTGGTAGTTCAGTTTCAATAAATACTCCAACATTCTTTTTTGGAGAAGCTTCTTCTCAATTTATAAGTGGAGCTAACGGCCAAATGGAAATATCTTCATCTGGATATCATATACAACCTAGTGGAGATATAACGGCATCTAGAATATTAATTGAAGGCGGAACAATTACTGATAATGTAACTATACAAGGATCAGTATCAGCTAATAGCATATTAACTCCAGCAACTATCGGAGGATCTCCGTCAACTGCAGCAAATGCATCATCATCTATATCAGATCAAGGATTAGCTATATTTAAATCTGCATCTATAGGAGGGTTTGTAGTTAATACAGAAGAAATTAGATCTGCAGATCAGGAACTTCGATTAAAGTCTGGAGGACAAATAACAGCATCAAGAGTTTTATTAGAAGGTGGT